GCCACTGCAAATGCTGTAATCAGTGCGGGCGGAACAATTTCTGCTCTGACTCTTACCAATGTTGGAACTGGTTACACAACTGACAAACCACCTGTTGTTTTGATATCTCCACCAGATTATGATGAGGAAGAAAACCTCATTACAAACTATCTTGGAGATTCTGGTGTAATTGTTGGATTTGGAACAACAACTGTTAGTGGAGTTACCACACAATTTGTATTCGATCTTCATATTCCATATGATTCTACTCTGAGAAATACTTCTTTAATAGGAGTTGCCGTAACATTAAGTGCTTTACAAGCAAATGATTACTTTATTGTTTCAAATTCAAACGTTGGTGAGGCAACAACATCAATCACTTCTCTTGATCCTTCCGATAGTTCTATTGCTGGTGTAGGCAAATCATTTATTGATAATGTATATGTTGTTCAAAGTGTTGAAAACGTTGAAAGAAATATTATTGGAATTGGAACTTCCGTGTTCAAGAGAGTATTTGTTAACGTTGATGACTCGTTTGCATTTGGAACCTATGGATCAATTTCAACAACCACATCTGCTGGTTATGGTGAGTATAGTTGGGGTAAACTTGTAATGGCATCCAGAGCAGGTTTGAACTCATATACTGCATATACCTCCAACGGTATCCTTGGTATTACTACTTCAATGAGAGTTGAAAGATCGGTAAATCTTAAATCTAAAAACTACATCGTTTAATACATAATAAATAAAAAAAACTCCATTAAGTTGGCATAAAATGGCTGCAATCATAACTGACCAAATTAGAATTTTGAATGCTAAGAATTTTGTAGCTGGAATCACCTCCAGTTCAAATTCTTATTATTCTTTCATTGGTCTACCAAATCCCAGTGATTATCAAAGTGATTGGGATTCAAGTCCACCAGCACCAAAAGATAATTTCTCTGAAGAGAATGATTATTGGGATACGATGATTGCATTGAAAAAAATTAATTCTTCTGATGTTAGGCAAGTTATTCCAAAAAGAACTTGGACCTCTGGTACTACCTATGACATGTATCGTCATGATTATAGTGTCACCAATACTGCAGCCGTTTCTGGTGCCACTAACTTGTATTCAGCATTTTATTATGTAATGAATGCTGATTTTAGAGTTTATATTTGCCTTCAGAATGGAACGGATCCTCAAAATCCAAATGGAAAACCTTCTTTGGATGAACCAACATTTACAGATTTAGAACCAAGATCTGCTGGAAGCAGTGGTGATGGGTATATTTGGAAATATCTTTATACAATCAAACCAAATGAAGTTGTAAAGTTTGAGTCTACAGACTTTATGCCAGTTCCATCTGATTGGTCAACATCTACAGATAATGCTGCCGTAAGAGATAATGCTGTTGACGGTTCCATTAAGATCGTTACAGTTACAAATGCTGGTGTAGGTCTTGGAACTGCAAACCAAACATATACAAGGGTTCCAATTAAAGGTGATGGATCTAATGCAGAATGTACACTTACAGTTGGGGCAGATTCGAAGGTCAGCAGCGTAACCGTATCAAATCAAGGATCTGGATATACATATGGAAGTTTAGATTTGTCTGCAGGTGGAGTTCCAACAGGAACTACAATCCCAAGATTTGATGTAATCATGTCTCCACAAGGAGGTCATGGTAAGGACATCTATAGAGAACTTGGTGCATATAATGTCCTTTTATATTCCAGAATTGAAAATGATAATGAAAATCCAGATTTTGTTACAGGAAATCAAATTGCAAGAGTAGGAATTGTTGAGAATCCAGAAGTTTCTGCTGGAAACGTACTTACTTCAGATAAAGCAAGTGCTCTTAATGCCCTCAAATTGACTGGAACTGGATATAGTTCCGCATCATTTACTGCGGACTCATATTTTACTCAAACCGTTGCAACAGGAACAACTGCTGTTGGTAGAGTTGTCAACTATGATGCAACAACAGGAGTTCTTAAGTATTGGCAAGACAGATCACTTGCTGGATTTAATACTGTTGGAACCGCACTGACAAACCCAACATATGGATTTGAACTGCAAGAATTTACTGCTTCTCCAGCTGCAGGTGGAAGTTTGACTATTATTCCTTCAAGTGGATCAAATCTTGCGATTGACACTTCCTTTACGGGTATAACAACCGTAATAAATAATAGGACATATTATCTTGGTCAGTCATTTACAAGTGGAGTTGCAGGTCCTGAAGTTAAAAAACACGCAGGAAACATTATTTACGTTGATAACAGACCTTCAATTACCAGATCATCAAACCAAAAAGAAGATATCAAAATCATTTTGCAGTTCTAACGAATTATGTCTCAGCAAACAAATCTCAATGTAGCTCCATATTTTGACGACTTTGATCCTGCTAAAGACTTTCATAGAGTCTTATTCAAACCAGGGTATCCTGTTCAGGCAAGAGAGTTAACTACTTTACAATCGATTCTTCAGAATCAGATTGAGAGGTTTGGCCAACACTTTTTTAAAGAAGGTGCAAAAGTAATTCCCGGAAATACTGGATATACTCAACTATATTATTGCATTCAACTTCAAAATAATTATCTTGGAGTTCCTGTTGCTGCATATGCTGAGCAGTTAGTTGGAACAAAAATTACTGGAGAGACATCTGGTGTAAGTGCTGTTGTTGATAAAATTCTCCTTCCAGAAGATTCTGAAAGAGGAAATCTAACTCTCTATATCAGTTACCTCAATTCAAGTACAACAAATAATTCCACTCAAACTTTCTCCGATGGGGAAAACTTAACTTGTAATCAGACTATTGCTTCCGGTCTTCTTGGCAATTCAACAATTGCTGCAGGATCACCCTTTGCAACTACTATTGCCAATCAAGCTGCTGCAACTGGATCTGCTTTCCAAATTCAAGAAGGTGTATATTTTGTTCGCGGACATTTTGTCAATGTTCAAACAGAAACATTAATCCTTGATCAATATGGAGCAAACCCAAATTATAGAGTTGGACTTCAAGTTACTGAGGAAATTGTCAATGCAGACGCAGACGAAACTCTAAACGACAATTCTCAAGGATATAATAACTACTCCGCTCCTGGTGCGGATAGACTTAAAATTTCGGTAAGTCTTTACAAAAAACCATTAACTGATTATAACGATGATCAGTTTGTAGAATTAGCAGTCGTTGACAATGGAAATATTAAGTCTCAAACCAACAGGGGAGACTTGGGTGGAGGTGTAGGATATAAAGATTGGACGGATGTTCTTGCCAGAAGAACTTATGCAGAATCTGGTGACTATTATGTAAAAGCCTTTGACTTATCCGTTCATGAGTCTCTTAATAACGGAAAAGGAAATAGAGGAATATTTAATTCGGGACAATTGACCTATGGTGGTCAAGTCCCAACAGAAGACTTGATGGTTTACAAGTTTTCTCCTGGTAGAGCATTTATTCGTGGTTATGATATTGATATTTCAAGTGGAACTTTTATTGATGTCCCAAAACCAAGAACCACAAAAACTATTACAGATCAATCTATAATTTATAACACTGGACCAACATTAAGAGTTAATAGAACTTTTAGAGCGCCCGATGTTGGCATTGGAAACACATATGTTCTCAGTTTAAGAGACCAAAGAGTTGGTGTCACAACTGATACGTCAGCACCTGGAAAAGAAATTGGTGTGGCAAGAGTATATGATTATAGATTAGAATCTGGATCATATGATGCTAATAATAGCAGCCTTAATCAGTGGGATCTTTCTCTGTATGATGTTCAAACAACTGTTGATCTTTCTCTCAACCAGGCAGTTAGTCTTTCAGTTCCAACCTTTGTACAAGGTTCAAGAAGTGGTGCTTCAGGATTCCTAAAAGATGCCGTTGTAACTGGAACTGCAGCAACAGTATATGAAGTTGAAGGCGAGTTTATCACAAACGAACCATTAATTTTTGATGGAATTGCCAATGGTAGAATTGCAATTGCAGTAACAGCACATACTTTAGCTGATGTAAAATCTGTTTATGGAACCAATGATCGAGTAACTGGTATCAATACTTTTGCTGCTGATGTAATTCAAACACCAGCAGTTGCTATTGGCATTGCAACTATTACTCCAACTTCAGGTGCAGGAAGCATTAGTACGGTAAGAAGCAGTAATCCAATTTTCCCAGGAGTATTTAAACTTGGTAATCTTGTTAGATTTACTGACAATGCTTCTACAAGTTCAGATGAAGTTTTAGCAAGGGTAGTAAGTGTTGGGACTGACAACATTGTCATTGAACAGGGTACAGTCGTACCTGGAGTAAATTCAGTATTAAATCTGAGCGCACAGCAAACAGTAACCGACTTTAGATTAGTTACCACAAGACTGGATTCTTCTTCAGATAATACTCTTTACACTCTCTTACCAAAGTCGGATATTGCTACGGTAGATCTTAGTAATGCAAATTTAACAATAAGAAAAGTTCTTACAGTTGATATTGTTAACAACCAACTTTCTTCTGAGGTAACAGCATCTGCTAATGAATCTTTCTTACCATTTGACGAAGAAAGATATGCTTTGATTAGATCTGATGGAACTACTGAGCCATTATCTTCGGATAAAATCTCAATCAATACAGCAGGAACTGGACTCAACATTTATGGTCTTGGATCTAATGATACTGGTGCTTCTTTGATTGTATCTTTAAGAAAGATCAAACCAACATCCAAAGTTAAGATTAAAAATAGAGTTAAGACTCTGATTGTAGATAAATCCAATACTCAAGGTTCTGGAGTAGGAGCAACTACATTAAATGATGGATTAGACTATGGAACTGGAAATTATCCATATGGAACAAGAGTTCAAGACAGAACTATTTCTCTGAATGTTCCTGATGTCATTGAGATTCATGGAATTTTTGAATCCGCAGATACTAATAATGCAACTGCGCCAAAAGTATCGCTTCTTGACATCAATAGCACTTCAACAACGACTGGTGAACTGTTAGTAGGCGAATCTTTCATTGGCCAATCTTCTGGTGCTAACGCAATTGTTGCTGAAAAACTTACTTCAGGTCAAATTTCGTTTATATACAAAAATGACACCAAATTTTCTGAAGGAGAAACTGTAATATTCCAAGAAACAGCAATTCAAGCAGTTGTTTCTACAATTACTTCGGATAGTTTTGAAATTTCTGAAAACTTCAAATTCACAACAGGTCAGGAAGAAACATTCTATGATTATGCAAGAATTCTTAGGAAAGAGGGCAAATCTGCTCCAACTAAAAAATTAAAAATTTACTATAAGAGTGCATCTTATGATTCTACAGATAATGGCGACATTACAACTGTAGAATCTTACAAGAACTTCGATTATACTTCGGAAATTAAGTCGGTTAATGGCAAAGCAAATTCTGATATGATCGATATCAGACCAAGAGTTTCTGAGTACACTGTTGCTGAAGACGTAAGATCACCACTCGAATTTTTTGGAAGAACTTATAATGCTGCAGGAAACTCTGCTACAAATATTTTAGCATCTGATGAGTCAATTCTGACAACATTCTCACATTATCTGGGAAGAATTGATAGAGTTTTCTTGGATAAGAAAGGTAAGTTCCAGATTGTTTATGGAACCCCATCAGAACTTCCACAACCACCAAATCCAGTTGATGATGCTCTTGAAGTTGCTCAAGTTACTCTTCCTCCATATCTTTACAATGTGAAGGCTGCTTCGCTTAGATTCTTGGAGCACAAGAGATATAGAATGCAGGATATTAAAAAACTTGAGAACAGAATTTCTGGCCTTGAGTATTATACTTCATTGTCTCTTCTTGAAACAAATACCGCAAACCTTTTTGTTGCGGATGGAGATGGCCTCAATAGATTTAAATCTGGATTCTTTGTAGATAATTTCACAGGATTCACTGCTCAAGAAAGTAGATCGACCATTAAAAATAGTATTGATAGAGCAAACAAAGAATTAAGACCAAGACACTATACAAATTCTATTGATCTAATCTTTGGTCCAGTTGTAAATCAAGACCCAACTGCAGATTTAAATTTTGCAACAATTGAAGGAAATAATATCAGAAAGGCAAATGATGTAATTACTCTTGATTATAGTGAAGTTGAATATATCAACCAACCATTTGCAACCAGAACCGAAAGTGTTACTCCTTTCCTTATTAGTTTCTGGCAAGGAACTATGGAATTAAATCCAGCTTCTGATACGTGGGTTGATACAGTAAGACTTGATGCAAAAATTATCGATGTTGAGGGAGATTATGCATCTACTGTAGAACTACTTGCAAGAACTGAAGATCTTGACCCACAGACAGGATTTGCTCCTATTGTCTGGAATGCATGGGAAACCAACTGGACTGGATTTGAGTTTAATGATTCGACAAGAAGATCAACTCAAACTACAAGTGGTGGTAGAAGAGGTGTTGGTGGTTGGATTAACAACTTTAGTGGAGGATTTGGAAACCCTGCAAGATGGGTTGAAAGTCAAACTGCCACAACAACCGAAGAAACTCTTAGAGAAACGATTCAAACTGGAGTTGAATCAAGAACTGGATTCCAAACCATTGTTACTGAACAATTTGATCAGGAATCTGTAGGAGACAGAACTGTAAGTAGAGACTTGATCCCAACTATGAGATCAAGAAACATTGAATTTATTTCTAAGAGAATGAAACCTCTTACAAGAATGTATGCATTCTTCGATGGAGAAAATGTAACCAAGTACTGTGTTCCTAAACTTCTTGAAATTTCCATGGTATCTGGAACTTTCCAGATTGGAGAAACTGTCATCGGAAGAATGATCAAGACAGGTCTCAATTCTGTTGGAAGAGATGGAATTGGAGAAGATCCAAAGATCACATTTAGAGTTGCTCAATCCAATCATAGAGAAGGTGAGTATAATGCACCAACTCAAGTGTTTAGAGAAAGTCCATATGAAGGAAATCCACTTTCAGCAACATATTCAGCAACTTCAACTATTTTGAATGTTGACACCTTCTCACTTTCAAATGAAGCCCAAGGACAGTTCTCTGGACATGTAGCAGAAGGAATGGTGCTTATTGGATCCACAAGTGGTGCAGAAGCAACGGTTACTAATGTAAGACTTGTTTCGGATTTAGCAGCAAACTTAATTGGTAGTTTCTTTATTCCAAATCCAAATAATGTTAATCACCCAAGATTCGAAACTGGAACTAAAATCTTTACGCTCATAAACGATGAAGATAATGATCCAAATATAGCAACAACCGTTGCAGAAGAAGGATTTACTGCTTCTGGAACTCTTGAAACTGTTCAAGAAAATATCATTTCTGTCAGAAACGCAAGAGTTGAGCAAAGACAGGAATTCCAAGAGAGAAATGTAAACAGAAGTCTTGGAACCGAAGTTGTAGGATCTCAGGTTGTCAACCAAAGTTCTACGGATACTATTGTTGGTTGGTATGACCCTCTGGCACAATCTTTCTTAGTCGAAGAGGATACCGGAGTCTTCGTAACCAAATGTGACGTTTACTTCAGAACAAAGGATGACAATGATGTTCCTTTGGTATTCCAACTCAGAACCATGGAGAATGGATTCCCAACTCAAAAGATTCTCCCATTCTCTGAGATTGTTGTCGATCCAGCTGATATTCAACTTTCAGATGACGGATCTGTAGCAACAACTATTGAATTCAAAGCACCTGTATTCTTGGAAGGTGGAAAAGAATATGCGATTGCCCTTGCATCTAACTCAACTAAGTATAGTGTTTACATCTCAAGAATTGGTGAAAATGATCTTCTGAGTGATACATTTATCTCCAACCAACCATATCTTGGATCACTCTTCAAGTCACAGAATGCTTCTACTTGGGAAGCAAGTCAGTGGGAAGATCTCAAGTTTATTATGTACAGAGCAGATTTTCTCAGTGCTGGCACAATTGATTTCTATAGTCCAGAACTTACAGAAGGTAACAGACAAATTCCTGTTCTCAAACCAGATTCTTTAGTTCTTTCTTCCAGAAAGATTAGAGTTGGTCTTGGAACTACAGTTGGAGATTCTGGTTACGAAATTGGAAATACTTTCTTCCAACAAACAACTAATGCAACTGCTGATTTAGTTGGAACTGCTGGAACCGCTTCTGGAACTCTGACTGTCTCAAATGCTGGTATTGGTCTCACACCTAATGACGGATCTCTCACATTTACTGGAGTCAATCTTGTAACTCTGAGTGGCAATGGTAGAGGTGCTCAGGCAGAAGTTACGGTTGTCAATGGAGTTGCAGTAGCAGCTACAATTAGTAATGATGGTGGTAATGGATATCAAGTTGGTGATGTTCTTGGAATTACAACGATTGGTAATGCAGCAGTTGGTAAGAACGTAAGACTTACCGTTGCTGGCATTGGACAGACCAATGAACTTATCTTTGAAAATGTTCAGGGAGAGTTCTCTGTTGGTGCCGGTAAGACAATGATGTACATCAACAGTGCTGGTATTACAACTGAACTTAACTATGGATTACCTGGCGGTGTCGGTGGTAATGTACAAGCATCAACAATCATTGTTGATAATGATGGTTTACATGTCAGAGTTGAGCACCAGAATCATGGAATGTATTTCCCAGATAATAGAGTTATTATTTCCGGTGCCCTTCCAGATGTTAAGCCAACAAAGTTAAGTGCATCTTATGCATCAGGATCTACTGCAGGTCTTTCTGTTGATGATGCATCAAACTTTACTACTTTTGAAAATGTTGGTGTTGGAACCACAAATACTGGTTACCTTCTGATTGGTAATGAAATTATTGAATATACTTCCGTTACTGGCAACACTATCGGAGGAAACATCAGCAGAGGAACTAATCCTATTACATATCCTGTCGGAACTCCAGTTTACAAGTATGAACTTGGTGAAGTTAACCTCCATAGAATCAA